TATTTGAGCAAAAAATTTTGGGCAGATGCGAGCGATCAGTTAATGTATCAGGGCAAAGCCCCACAGTTTTCTGACACAAGAGCAGCTCGTATGCCCGCATTTTTTGAACATGCAAACACCAACCTCCCTCAATACGCTTAGTTTTCATTCAGAAAAACTAGAGAAATTAGTAGAGGATCTGGAGACTAAGTTCGCTTGGTATCCTGTCCACCCCAAGGAGGATATAGCCTCCATTATGTATCGCTCCGGACAATGGGAAGTGGTACAATATATAAAATCAATTTTAAACGAGGACAATGTGTCTATTTAGATCAGCACCTACACCTATGCCTACACCGGCAGCTCCTATACAACCTAGGAACCCTGACATAGCACGAGTATCTAGACTACCTAACAAGAAAGAGTTAGTAGATCCAGATGAAGTAGCAGGCGTAGAATATGGTACAACAGCAAAGACTGCACCAAGAGGAACAGCTCAAAAGACAGGAACTGATGCTCTAAAAATAAACCTTAACCCCGGAACTACAGCGGGCACAGGTACAGGAGGTATGAATGTATAAGGCTAAGGAAAGATACGACAAACTACAAGCAGGCAGAACTCAGTTTCTTGACATGGCTGTAGAATGTTCTGAACTTACCTTACCTTATCTGGTTACTAGAGACGACAACTACAAAGGCAAAAAGATATTGCAACAACCTTGGCACTCAGTAGGAGCTAAGGCTGTAGTTACTCTAGCAGCTAAACTTATGCTTGCTACACTACCACCACAGACTAGCTTTTTTAAGCTACAAGTACGTGATGACAAGCTTGGACAAACACTTGACCCACAGATACGCACAGAGTTAGACTTATCATTCTCAAAAATAGAGAGATTGATAATGGATTACATAGCTGCATCTAATGATAGAGTCGTAGTGCACCAAGCATTAAAGCATCTAATTGTATCTGGTAATGCTCTTATATTTATGGGCAAAGATGGATTGAAACACTTTCCATTACAAAGATATGTAGTTAACAGAGATGGTAATGGTAATGTCATAGAGATTGTTACTAAAGAAATAATAAATAGAAAAGTGTTAGGCATAGAAAAGCCTGACCAAAATACAGGTCCGAACAGTGAAGGCTTAGGACCATATGAAGACGACGCTGAGGTGTACACCTGTGTTAAGATGGATGAAGGCAGTGGTCGGTGGGTCTGGCATCAGGAAGTGGACGATATGATCCTTCCAGATAGCCGTAGCACCGCACCCAAGAACGCTTCTCCGTGGTTAGTTCTTCGATTCAATACAGTAGATGGTGAAGATTATGGACGTGGTAGAGTAGAGGAATTTATCGGAGACTTACGTAGTCTTAATGGATTGTCTCAAGCTCTCGTAGAAGGAGCTAGTGTTGCAAGTAAGGTTGTCTTTCTTGTATCACCATCAGCTACAACCAAGCCACAAACTTTATCAAAAGCAGGCAACGGAGCTATCATACAGGGTAGACCAGAAGACGTAGGAGTAGTACAAGTAGGTAAGACCGCTGACTTCTCCACAGCTGCACAGATGTCGCAGTCAATAGAGAAAAGAATCCTAGAAGCGTTCTTAGTTATGAACGTTAGAAACGCTGAAAGGGTCACCGCTGAAGAGGTACGCCTTACTCAGCTAGAGCTAGAGCAATCCCTTGGTGGACTGTTCAGCTTGTTAACGGTAGAGTTTTTAGTACCCTACCTCAACAGAACTATGCTGATACTACAGCGTAGCAATCAGATACCCAAGCTACCTAAAGATGTTGTAAGACCTAAGATTGTAGCCGGTATAAACTCACTAGGTAGAGGACAAGATAACGAAAGCTTAACTAGATTCATGGCTACAATAGCACAGACACTAGGACCAGAAGCTCTCGTCAAGTTTGTCAACCCGGCAGAAGCTATCACAAGACTAGCAGCAGCACAGGGTATAGACATATTAAATCTTGTACGTACACCAGAGCAGCTAGAAGAGATGAAGCAACAACAGATGGCACAGATGCAACAGCAAGAGCTTGTTAAACAGACAGGACAGCTTGCAGGCACACCGCTCATGGACCCATCAAAGAATCCAGAGTTGGCAGAACAGGCATCTCAAGCTATACAAAATCTATCTGGCGGAAATACAGAAGAACCACCACAGGAGGACCCACAAGTATAAATGGAGAACACATATACAGTAGATACTAATGTACCTACAGAAACATTAACTGACAACCTCACATCAGACGAAGTAGATTCTCTGAAAGTTGGCGAAGAGATAGCTGAACAACAAGAGCAACTATTAGCCGGTAAGTATAAAGATGCAGCAGAGCTAGAGAAAGCGTACAAAGAATTAGAAGCAAAGCTTGGAGAGCAAGAGACAGAGACAGAGCAAGCAGAACCAGAAGAAGAGACTAAACAAGAAACATCTTTATCTGACAATGCTTCTCTTATCACAGACGCATCAGAAGAGTACTATTCTAATGAAGGTAAACTATCTCCAGAGACCTTAGATAAGTTCAAGGGCATGTCTAGCGAAGACTTAGTTAACGCTTACATAGAGGTAACTAACAGTCCTGACTGGCAAGCAGCACCACCTACAGCGAGTGACATATCTGACTCACAAATAGATCAGGTAAAATCAACCGTAGGAGGAGAAGAAGCTTATGGCAACATGATTAGTTGGGCAGGGCAGAACTTAGATAAACAGTACGTTGAAGCCTTTGATAATATTATCAGCAACGGAGACATTGGTTCTATACAGCTTGCAGTCAATGGACTCAAGGCACAGTACGAACAAGCGAACGGATACGAAGGTAAAATGTATACAGGTAAAGCACCACAAACAACTGGTGATGTATTTAGAAGTCAAGCAGAGCTTGTCCAAGCAATGAGTGACCGAAGGTATGATAACGACCCTGCCTACAGGCAAGATGTTATCGCTAAACTAGAAAGATCTAACAACTTGGAGTTTTAACAATGCCCGGACATTACGGAACTAAAAAGAAAAAGACTACACCTAAGAAAAAAGTGTCAAAGGGACTAGCCGCACTCGCAAAAAAACGACCAAAAGTTGCGGCTGCAATCATGAAAAATAAAAAGAAAAAGTAATGGCTAAGAACTATCTCAAGGAGACTCGTGCTTTTGTAGAGGACTGGAGAAGACAACATGGGTTAGAGGGTACAAAAATACTACCCTCTTCCGAAGATGTACCTACGTACATGCGTCCGTTCTTAAAGCGAGTTTCCAAGCCTAACAAATCTAAACTAATGATATCGTAATGGCTACACTACAAACAAAAAAGAAATCTAAGAATTTAGATGGTTTAAAAATAGCTCATGGTACACACGTTGATAAACCTGACTACACAATGCAAGGTCTAGGTAGATACAACGAAGGCAGTCATAACTTTAGAGATCATATAGGCTATGATCCTAGTGGTAAGCCTGCAACTTATAGAGATGTACCATTATATAACGAGCAAGGTGGAGCTCTACCTATTAGTCGAAACAACGAGGGCATGTATCGTCGAGAGTATCACATGATGAACGATTCTATGCACGAAGTGTATCGCATGTCTAGAGAAGAGTACCTAAAACTAAAAGATAAATACGGACTGGATTAATGAAACTTAAAAATACGTCCTTACTTGGAGCTCTTGGAATAGGCTCTCCTTTCTCTGGAGTTCTAGGTGCTATCACTGGTGGTAACCCTATGATGGGTGCTATCGGTTCTATCATCACAGGTGGTAACTCCACAGATGCTAAAATACAAAGCGAAGAACAAAAGTCTCCTATCCGAAAGCTGCCACTCAGAGACAGATCAGAGCTACTGATTGGTGGTGGTTGGATTAGACCTAGTGGCTCTGGACCTATGACAGATGCAGAGTACCTAGAAGGTAGGCGTATAATTGATAGCATGCCTACAGGACCGGCTAAAGAGTTACGGCAGATAAGATTATTCCAACAATTTTTAAGGTCAACAGTATGAATAAGAAGAAACTGATGATAGCTAATCTAGCTGATGGCAGACCTGACTCATCTATGATGAATTATGTAACCGAAAAAGGTTTCTTTCTAGATGGTCAAGGAAATGCCTATCAGCAGAGAGGAGGACGGTTCGGAGCTCCAACAGAGTACAACCCCGACATACACGGACTACCTGTACCTCTAGTTAAGAACAGAAAGAAATTAAAAATAGGTACTGCATAATGGCTGTAAAGAAAAAGAATGTCAGTCTCAAGATGGGCAAACACAAGTCCAGAACAGGCGGACTGACAGCAGCCGGTAGAAAGAAATACAATGCAGCTACTGGCTCTAACCTCAAGGCTCCACAGCCCGGAGGAGGTCCACGTAAACGCTCATTCTGTGCTAGGATGAAGGGTGTTAAAGGACC